CGTCTAACTGGTCAAATGTTTTGCCAGCAAATAACCCCTTCAGCTCGATACCGCTAGCCTTGTCCTGCACATCACGCAGTGGTCTCAGTATAAACCCGGCGAGACCTTTCGAGAATACATCCTGACTGCTCCTGAACGGAGCCGCTAGCTTGCCCAGCAGCGCAAGGCCAGCCAGCTCTGCAGCACCAGGAATGCTGAGCAGGGCGTTTATAAATTGTAATATTGGACCAATGGCTTTTGCAAATGCTTCGACGCCAGACAGTACGGTTTCAGCCAGATTGACGACACTTCCGCCTATTTGGTTGAAGATACCCACCAGGCTTTTCGTGCCCTCCAGCTCTATTATTCTGGTAATAAAGTCCGTGACACTGGCTTGAGCCCTGAGGAACAGTATGACCAGCGGTTCGGCCAGCTTGGCAAACTTCTCCAGGTTTAACTGATTCAGTGATCCCAGGTTTGCCTGTACCTGCGTAATTGTGACATTACCAGCCTCCAGGGCAGCGATAGCGGAAGCGCCACTGCTGCCAAGCTTGCCAAACAGCAGTTCCGATTTCGAGATTAAAGGTATCAGCCTTATCAGTTCTTCCGATGTAATCTTGCCTGCTTTTACCAGCGCCTCCAGTTCGGCCGTCGTACCATTAACTGCTAAGCCAGCCGTCTGTGCCGCTTTCGCTAAATCAATCTTGAATGCAGGATCAGCTTCTGATATCTGCTGGGTTAATTCTTCCGCCTGCAGCTTACCTTTAGCAAATGCCTGGATAACACCATTTAATACCCGACGTGATTGGTCGGCATTTAATCCAAATGCCGCAAATCGGCTGCTCAGTGATTCGACAACACTGGAAACATCGCCCAGGTTGCCGCCGGAACTTAAAATAACAGGTGCCAGCTTCTGGAAGCCTTCTCTGGTTGTAGTGATACTGGAGCCAAGACCAAGTGCAATCCTGCGGGATTCACTCAGGGCTTGGTTGGCACCACTGGCACCAGCGCCAATTGCCTCAAAGCTAAGCGCAAAGCCCTGCAGGTCGGCCAGTGCCTTGCTTGCGGCTGTTATTGGTGCAACCAGTTGACCAGCAACAATTCCAATACTTTGGAAGATTGCAACAATATCCGTCAGTCCTCGACCGGCCTTCAGGACACCGCCAAGATCAATACCGGCGGCAAATCTGTCAAAAGCATTGCCACTAGCTGCTTCCAACAGACGCACCTGTTGAGTTAAATCTGAGACCTTCTGTTGCGCTAAGGTGAAGTCCTTGGTTGGGACTTGACCGAATATGCCACCGCCAGATACCTTTGCACTTGAACCAAAAGCTGCTATTGCATCCCTGTCCTGTTTTGCTTTGTTTAATTGCTGGCGGACACTTGTTAAACTGTCAGCTTGTACCTTATTTGCCTTTTGATAAGAAGCAGTCAGCTTATCGACTTCAGATCTGACACTCTTGGTTATTGCCTCCAGTTCTTGTCCGCCGCCAGGTGCCTTTGTCAGTCGCACCTGAACCAGTTTCTCTACCTTGCCACCCAGCATTTGGTTGGCCATGTCACCGGCTTTCTTTGAGCCATTGACATATTCAGTGAACAGCGTCTGGAATTCACGGGCAGCTTGCTCTGTCTTGAATGATACATTAAAGTCAAGCTTGCCGGACATCTGGTATAATTGGATTATCTGGTACTAGATTTCCGGTTTTCAAACAAAAATGGACGAACTGGAATCCAGCTCGCCCATCGTTTGATTGACTGTCGATGTCGCGTCGATCAGTTCGCGTCAAGGTCAATGCGATATGCGCCGTAACCCTGCAAGGTGGCTTCCCAGGACACGATAGAACCGGCCTCAATCGACTCCGTGTACCCAGTGAGGGTGCCGTAGCCATAGATGCACTCATCGGTGCCCGTGGGGCCCACACGTGCGAATTTGACGCGCAGTGCATCTGCCACCGTGTTCTGCTCCGTCAGGCGCAGGATCTGATAGCCAGCATCCTTGAAGTCAGCCACGCCAGCCAGGGAGACGCTCCAGGTCTTCGACGTAGGCAGGCTCAGGTTGAAACCACCGGTCTCAGAGTCGTAGGTCACGACATCTTCGGAGTTGGTATCAGTCTCCAGGGCGGCGTTGGTCAGACCATACAGTCGCACAACGTCATCAGTACCGTCCATTGCAAATGGGGTTGCTGCAACCGTAAAGATGCCGCCGGTGTAGCTAACCGCTGCGCTGGGCGAAACCAGATTGGCATTACTGGCGCCAAGGTTCACGAAGGCAGTAGAGCTAGCGCCAACACCAGTCGAAACACCGGTGAATGCACTGTCGACTTCAGCGGCTGCCACGGGAATGATGTAAACATCATAGCCGAATGCGGTAGAAATGTTTGCCATGGTTGTATCAGCTAGGTAGGAGTCCTAGTACGAGACGACAAGGATTTATAGCAGGTGCCTACCTGCCCAAACTAGGTTTCCAATAAACACAAAAATGCGCAAATTGTCCCGCTAGATGTAAAATGCGCAGATGGTCGCAACGTACTAGGTTTCCTAAAAACTGGTATCAGGCGGTAATCAGGGCGTTGTCGGGGATTAAAGCCAATGTTTGCACCAAACTGGTTAATTCGTTGGGTGCAGGTACAACATTTATGGACCTAGAGCCACTGAACAGTTGAACGATCCTGGCGGCTGCGCTGGTCATCGTTACACCAGTAGCCTCTGGCCATACGACCAGATACACCTGGTAGGTAATTAAAGCGTCACTGGCATCAGTAATATAGTCCTTGCGGCTAACAATTCCAGTGTCGTGGATCAATACCTCAAGCCCAGATTGGTTTTTCAATGCAGGCAGCGCTTGCCCTGGGGTTACGATACTGATGGAATCTAGTACGGTGTCATCTTTAGCAAACGTATATTGGCCCACATATGACATAAATTCCGTATCACCCGTTAAGGTGTTATAAATATCCAGTGGTGATGTTACCCTGAGTTGTGCCACTAATTTTACCAACTACTGCTGTTATGTTACCGTAGTTATATGGCATCAATTCAGGAACCCTAGGGGCGAACAATTCAATAAATGGTATGGAAACGCCTGCACGCAACTTACCTTGTGCATTGTTCAACACCAATACATCAAAAAAGCAGCTTCTGTTTATAGTTACCTAGTGATTCGGCCGCAAAATTTGACCTGAAACACGCCAGCGGACGTTGTATTCGCTGTACTATCTATGCACCGTCGCGTAAGGGATTACATGTACAACATGGAAGCGTTGACGCACAAAGAAGCAAAACAAAAGTGGAGGCAATCAATCAAAGATAGTTGGAACAATTGCTGCGCTTATTGCGGTCAGCCGCCAATCGATGATTCAAGTTTGACACTTGATCATGTAAAAGCAAAATGCAAGGGCGGCGAAGACCTTAGCGCCAATATTGTGCCCGCCGACAGGTCATGCAACCTGGATAAGGGGTCCACCGATTGGCGTGAATGGTTCAGGCGGCAACCATTCTATCAAAAATGGCGCGAAAACCGCATTGATTACTGGTTGGAACACGGAATTGTCTTGCCAGAGGATTACGAATGGTAAAATTGTAACAAATCGTAACGTCAGTATCAGAATAATTACACAATTTCTTTATATTTCAGGCCAAGATATCAAAATAGCAATTTTCATTGGCAACAACTTTTGTCTTTATCTCCGGCATCCGTACCCTGTAGACTTTTTGCTTGTCGTCAGTCATGCTGATCGTCCTGTTTGATGCGCCCTCTAGGGCAATTAACATGCCGTTGCAGCCAGTGTCATTGAATTCTGGCGCTAAGATGATTGCATTTTCGCCAATCAGGCATAAATGTTCTGGTACTTTGCCCTTGTCTGCATTTTCCATCAGTTCCTTGTAGATAAATAGTCCCCATCGTGGGAACCTGCCACTGCTGATTAGTTCTTTTGCTGCTGCACCATACTTCCCTGAGATGCTGTCTTTTTCCCCATCCATTGGGTAAATATAGAACTCATCAATAGCAAACGGTCGTTTCCGTTTCTTTGCATCACGATTTACCTCCGCTTGTTGCGCCACAAGCTGCGCAATAGGAATTTCTTGTTCGTGCAGTTCCTGGTGCCTTATCTTCCTGCTGTTTACAATTGCTTCTATCACATATTCATACGGCAACAACCAGTAGTTCTGGTACGTGAACTCCGGGTCGCCGCAAAATGCTCTTTTCAGTTTCCAGTAGTATTCGTCAAACGGTATTACTCCGTCTTCGCCTTTGCCCTCGGCTTTTTTATCGTTCTTTGCAGCTCCGTTTCTTGTTCCGCTTCATCCGGTGGCTCATCACTTGCCATTGCATTGTTTAAGCGTTCCATTGATCGGCTTTCTTCATCTCGATATAATTCCACCAGCCCTGTAATCAGGTCAGGATGCAATGCCATTACATCCGCTACATCCATGTCAGGATCAACGCGATACTTCACCAGGCATGTTGCAGCCAGTATTTCTTCCTTTGATTGCAGTAATGCCAGGTTTTTCAGCAGTTCGTTCAATTGCTCAGTATATTGCTGCTCGATTTCATATTCTTCTGGTCCCACAGCGCCTGACATGAACCGCAGACACATCTGGTACGCATCTTCCAGGCCCATTGATTGGTCCTTGG